CAGAAGCCGCCGCATAAGCCGCCGCTCTATTTTTTTTGGTATCGTTTGTGAGACAAGCATTGGCCGTCTCTATTGCCATCCGAGGGCGAAAATCATTGGGATACTGATTCTCAAAAATATCAATCACCTGCTCCGCTGCAAATATGGCGTAGAATAGATATTGTTTGCGTGTCATCACCCGGACGATTGTCCAGTTCGCCCAATCCCAATGATTATCTGCCACTAAAGCTTCGATGACCTCAATGGCATCTGTTTTTTCCTGCCGCAAAAACCATTTCACGCCTTCCCCACAGGCTTGTTTCTCATCCAGCCATGCTCGCGTAATTTCCGTCATACTCTTGCCCTCCCTACACAAAAACGTAATAAATCCCTACTACTACGCCACAGCCGCCATCACGAGGACAGCGACATAAGGCCACATGGTATGCTCTGGTTCATAAAGTGGCCGTCCGATAACTTTCTTCATGATTCTCCCTTTCTTCTCTTTTTGCCGCAGCCGAGGCGCCCCTACTTCCTGCCTGGGTCTGACTTTTCCCGCAGGATCGCTCATATCGCTGAATACTACGGGCACTGGCGGGATCGGCTCCCACTCGCGGCCCCCATATCCTTGATATGGCAGTTTGGGGGAATCTATATTGTTGCCGCCGCCTTATCTCTCTCTGCGACCCTCGCCGCAGACCTAACCTTTTTAACGTAAGTAAAGGGGAATCCGATCAGAATATGGAATAACTGTCTTGCCCTCTCCCTGCTTACCCCGTATTTTTTACCCACAGCCGTTAGCGTCCCCGCCCCCACTATCAATGCTTGCAAATCTCCGAGTAATTCAGGGCTGTAGTGCGTTAGAAATCTGTTTTTCTTCGGGAGGGTGAACTGCTTAGGAAAATTATCAAGCTCTTGATGATGGTGCAACCAGGCATAGCAGGAATGGCATAGTCCACGCTGGATGACACTGATGGTTCGCTTTCCACATCTGATACAAAGTTTGTCTTTCATGTTCCCCTCTCGCTGCTTGATTTTCGGGAAGTGTACACAAATATAATTTAGTTGTCAAGACTTATTTACAAGAATAATTGTGAAAACGGGCAACAAAAAAGCCGCCCATGAAGAGCGGCTCTGTTGCTACTACTTTTTATTCGGCTACCATCCGTAGGGACTTTTTTTCTGATATGGGTTGGGGGTTGAGGGGTAGGTCGCACCTGGGCTGCTGCTTTGTGGTGTTATTGCGCCAGTATTAGGGTTATAGTTGCCGGGATAATCATAGTTGTCGGTACGAGTATTATTGGGTGCCGTCCTGACATGTGGCTTGACATAGGTATCTTTTACCCCGTCGTGGTTTGTGTCTTTCCAATAACCATCTACATCAACCGCCAATGCAGATGCCACAGAATAAAAAAAAGCGAATAACAACAACCCTAAAATCATCTTCTTCATATCATCCTCCTTTTTCTAAAGTTAAATAAATCACACGGCCTTCTTCTTTAATCCGGTACGCTTGACCGTTTTTTTTGTGGTACCGGTATCTGGCCCAGGAGATGCAGTATGCTCCAGGTTATCCAGCCTCTTTTTTATATTATCAAGTTCTCGGTCATTATCAAGCCCTTTTTTAAAGGATTTGATATTTGATTCCAGTGAATCCCCCCAATGCGTCTTTGATTCGACCAATTCTTTAACGTCCCCACAAAGTTCTCTCATGCGTTCATCACAGCTTATGGGGCAGCCAGTTCTTGCTTCTTCGCCAGTCAAAAGCCAATCAAGGGACACGCCGGCTTGATTAGCGATAGAGATGGCTTTATCAATGCCAGGGATCGCGCCAGACAAATACCCCCTAAACAGTTGATCGCTAACACCAACACACTTAGCCGCAAACGCGCCAGTGTTTGGCTTGGCAATCTTCCTTAGCCGTTCGATAAATTTTTCTTTATCCCAATTATTTTTGTACATTGTGCTTGACATACCAAATATATTTGTGTATGCTCCCTATTAGTGTTTCCTAATCGGAGCGCTTACGTCTCCCCTATCAGAGACAAATAGCCATAGTTATTATCACAGGTACTCATGCAAAATCAAAGTTTATTATCGTCAATCTTGTCTAAAGTTTACCGGAGAAAATAATGTCTGACAACACCAGCTATGAGAATGCGTTTGAGGTAGGGAACCACCACACAATAATATTACACAATATTACTACACAACATTTGAGTAGGAAGGATGAAAGTTATGGATAATATTGAAGTAGATCACAAAAAATATCGGTACATGATGGCGAAACTTGTAGATGAAATGGCCGAATACGAGGAGAGGTCAACCATTTTTGAGGAAACAGACATACCTCGAAATCATTACCACAACGTCACGAACCCCGACCGCACCAACCCAGGCAAGAAAGAACACCCCTACTACATACCCGCCGAATGGATCATCAAGCTCACCCTGTACGCTTCAAACAAAAGGCCGAGCAAATACGCCATGATTTCCCAAATGGCAAAGGATTGCGGCGGCACCTTCTTAACCCCCGAATTTAAAGCGGAGTTAAAAAGCGTCCTGTCTGAATCCGCTCCCGATCCCGTACTGGTATTAAAACTGTTGCAGAAAATTACAGGTGAATAATGGACCAAAAGTTTTGCCCCGAATGTGAAACATGGTTCACGCCGGAACCGAAAAAAAAGGGGAGATCAATCACTTGCTCCCCTAAATGCGGGCATGAGCGTAGGCGTAAGAGAGCGCGAGTTTGGAGCAGGGAAAACCAAGCCCGGATAAAAGAGCGGCAGGATAAGCGTTACCGGAAGAACAATGTCGGCGGGACGTTCTTCTGCCCTTATTGCCGGACGGAGCACAACACACCCACGGATCCGGATGGCCATAAATGGCAATACTGCTATCCATGCCGGGAAAATTTTGAGTTAAATCAAATGCCTGCCGATGAGTGGGCGGAATCATGCAATGTAGCCATATAAGGGGGGTGAGTGAAACTTATTTTGCCGCTATCTGTGGTTCTACCACGGAAAAAAGCACCATCAAAACACTGGATATTAAATCTCAACTCATACCGCAACACACATTTCCATGTTCTCAACCAGGCTAAGGATTTCTACCGTGAAGAGGTGAGGAACGCAATCCTAATTTCCAGGATGCAAGGGCATGAGATACCGCCGCCGCCCTACCTATTCGACTACACAATTTATCCAGCAAACAAGAGGACGTTTGACCTGGGGAACGTCCTGCCAATTATCGGCAAATTTACAGAGGACGCACTCATAGAATTTACTTTAATTATTGACGATAACTATCGGATTATTAACGCGATAAATTATAGGTTCGGTGGCGTGGATAAAATATCGCCACGCTGCGAATTGGAAATCAGCCACGTGGGAGAATGATGACTAAAAGATTTTTTCTATATTTATTTCGTTGGCAGCTTTCTACCCCTATTCTGTGGGGTGTGCTCTGCCTGGTCGGTGCTGGGGTATGGGGGACGGTGGTGGCTAATCTGGTAGGCGGCTGCCTTTTTTATTTCATTGACCGGTATATTTTTACAACTAATCATAAAGTTTCGGGGGATTGATAATGAAGTGCTTAATAGACCAGAGAGAGGTCAAAGTAATTGATTGTGAAAACTGTTTGTCAGACAGGAAAGCCGATCCCGTATGCTTTAAAAGGGGTTTTGTTTGGGGTGTCCCCGACGAAAGCGAACCAAGATGGAGCCTAAGTTTAGAGGACGGGCGGAGTAGCAAAGAGGATATATCAAGATATTACGATTTAAAATGGGAAGGCAATACACATCTGCAACCTTTAATTAATGTCCCATTGATATGCCACAAACAACCGATTCCTCCAGAAATACGATGGTCAGTATGGGAAAGAGACAATTTTACATGCCGACATTGCGGATCGCGAAAATATCTATCCATTGACCACATATACCCGGAAAGCAAGGGGGGTTCATTGGAAATATCAAACCTTCAAACACTCTGCAAGCCTTGTAACTCAAGGAAGGGGGTAAAGGTTTAGGATGAGAGCGCGAAACATCAAACCAGGTTTTTTTAAGAATGATTCCCTTGCAGAATGTTCACCTATGGCAAGACTGCTTTTTATAGGGTTATGGTGCATGGCAGACCGTGAAGGAAGGATGGAATTGCGCCCCAAAAAGATTAAGGCCGAAATCTTCCCATATGAGAATTGCAAGATTGAAGCGTTGCTTGAAGAGTTAAGGAAATATAGTTTTATCATAGTATTTTCATACGAAGGGCAAAATTATTTAGAAATACCGACATTTACAGAGCACCAAAACTGCCACATGAAAGAAGCGGAAAGCACCATACCAGCACCATACGAGAACGATGCTTGTACAGTTGTCGCCCAGCCTCTTACTGAATCCCTCTTACTGAATCCTGAATCCCTCTTACTGAATCCCTCTCTTCCGAAGCATGGTGTAAAACGGAACGGGTTTTTTGAAACATTCTGGAACACATACCCAAAAAAGAAATCCAAAGGACAAGCAGAAGCAGCCTTTAAAAAGATCAGACCGGACGAGCAGCTCTTAGCGATTATGATTGCAAGGATAGAGCAGGCCAAGACCTCGGAAGATTGGATTAAAGAATCCGGTAAATATATCCCCTATCCGGCATCGTGGCTGAACGCCAAGGGATGGCTCGATGAGGACACGGAAACACACCCCCTATCTGGAAAGGTATCGGACACAACAATGAGGAATATCGCAGTATTAGACGCATGGAGCCCACCACAATGAAAGATGAAACGAAGTTTAAGGAGTACATGACAACCATTGGGGAATTATTCGACAAGCCAATGACCGCCCTGCTTACAACGCTGTACTGGAAAATCCTGGAACCGTTTTCAGATGACGATTGCGAACGGGCGTTTAAGGAGGTTATTTATTCGGCAAAGTTTTTCCCAAAACCGGCGGATTTTATTGATATTTTAAAGGGGAACAAACAAGATCAAGCCACTGAAGCATGGATAAAAACCGTAGGGACGATCCGCAGGATAGGTCCGTATCAAAGCGTTGCGTTTGATGATGCTGTCATCCACGATGTTATCCAGTTTATGGGCGGGTGGCCTGCAACCGGTGACTGGCTGGAGGATGACCTAAAATGGAAACAACGCGAATTTGAACGGCTATACAGGGTTATGCAGTCGCGCGGATCATCGGTAAAATATCTGCCTGGTATCTCGGAAATGGAAAACAGCAAAAACGGCTACCCGTTGGGGGTTGAGATTGTCCAAATTGGGTGTGATCCCAAACAAAAATTACAAATAGTTGGTATAGGGAGGCCATAAATGGAACCGGAAAACGCATGGCAGGAAACGGGGTACACCGGAAAATACAACATTGGGAAACCGCCAGCGCAGCCTACCCAGAAATGCCGGATAGAAATATCGGGCAAAGAATTGAATTACGCATGGAGCGTGGCCGAGGATTTAATCAATCGTGGTATGGCTAAATTTGTGAGATGGGTATAACAATTTTGGAGGGGAAATGAGCAATTTTATTCGTACAAATGAGCAATACAACAGCGGATTTGAGGTCAACGAGTATCAGGGGCGTTACTCCCTGATTTCTGCGAGGGAATATCAGGGCAAAATATTCCAGAAGTGGGGCGAAATTGAGACAGGGCGTGATAACATCACTTGGGGTGACATTATCCCGCTCCTTGACCGGTATGGCCTGCGCTCCGATCTGGACCGTTCGCATGTCGTCAATAAATATTTATATGGATTACGAAAGCGGCGGGTACAACGTCCTTGCCTGCAAAATGTGCGGCGAGCGGGATTATACCGGCAATAAGTTTAGGAGGAAGGAGGAAGATATGAAGGTGGGGACATGTAAAAACTGTAACAGGGAGATCACTTGCTCGCCCACTACCGGGCTGTGTTCGTTCTGCGAGCGGACACGCAACGAGGGGATGGCGAAAGGAGCGAGTGAAGAGAACGCTTTGTCTGTAGCGCGTGATATAGCGCCGAACATAAGAACGGGGAGTAGAACGGCGCATTTGTTACCGTGGAATAAGGAGGGGTGGGATATGGAACATATCGAGGGAAAACAAGAAGTTAAGGAAGAAATATCAACAAACCCTTTAAATGTGGGGCTTATTGATGAAATCAGCGATTTTTTTCCCCCCCCGAATTGGGGACAGGTGGGCGATGGAAGTGTTTTTCCGGGCACCACCAAAATCACGCTCACCATCAACCTGACGGAAGAACCGGAAATCGCGGCATGGCTTGCGATAAAAGCCAAACAGCATCGGCGGTCGCTTTTGCAAGACGAGGTTTTGTCGATCCTCGACGCCCAGCTGGCGGCGGATCGGGAGGCGGCGTAATGCACGAACTCACAATTATTCTCCCCGGATCAATCCGCTCCAAGAAAAATTCAAAAAGGATTTTTGCACGGGGACGCTTTAAGCGGGTTCTGCCCTCCCTGGCTTATGAAGCCTGGGAAGCGGAAGCAAGGAGAGAGGCATGGCGGAGCGCCCTCGTTCCCCCTTTGGCCTGCGCTCCGTGCCGGTATCCGGTCTTGTTGTAGGGACCGTCAGCCGTGTTAAGTTCGCACGGGCTTACGTCGAAAATGTTGGTTATTTCCCAGCCGTTGAACATTCTATCCCGCTTTTCTGCATCTCAAGGCGTGCCATTGACATGCACAGACCAAGTACCTCGCTCGTATCGGTTGATTTGGTGATTTGCATGGTTGCAATACATTCAAGGACCTGGAGTCTTGCCGTCAAGTTGTTACGCAATCTGGCAATCACGGCGTCTTGAGCGGACGTGTGCCATTTCACGGCGTCCGCAATAGTGGGGAAGAAACCTTGCCAGTTCGGATAATCGTTTTCTATACCACCGACTGATTTCACATACTCAGCAAGCGTTCTTGCGTATCTTGCTGCAACAGACTGGTAATTCTGATTAGATGCCCACTCAAAGGCTCTTCTTGTATTTTCATCCATCAAATTCTCCTTTTCGTCGGGATCGGGAATGCTTTCGACGATTCGGAGGCAGTTCCCGCATTGCTCCGAATAAGCATGCTGAGTGTTTGGGCTGTCTCCGATCAATACCCCGCAAAAGGCTTTTGACTGGCCTGGAATCCGAGCATGACAACGAAATTTCGCTGAGGATTCAATTTTGGGCAGTCCGTCTTCCGGGGAGGTTAAGCCCCCGGTATGGGGCGCATTAACCCTCACTCACATACCGCGTGATTAGCTCCAAAATCACGCCCTGCATGGATTTGCCCTCTGCCGCTGCCCTCGATTTCAATCCGCGCCGTACCGACTCCGGGACGTTGCGGATGATGATGGAGGACAGGGGGCTTTGGACACTCGCCATTTCTCGCCGCACCTCGTCAACGTTCAGGTTTTCCCCATATTTTCGCTTGAGACTCCGGGCAATTTCTCGCCATTCCTCGCCCCCGTGGGCCTCGGCCCGGTTGATAATGTCATGTCCGGCGGCGTAAATCATATCAGCCGCCAGGGAGAACCCGATCGTGGTGTTGGGATTGCTGGACAACAGGCTTTCATAATGTTTTTTATTCCTCATCATAACCTCCTAATAATTTATCCCGGCGATCTGCATTTGCAGGCGAGCCAGGGAAATGTCTGTGGACAAATAATTATTCTCAGACGGCCACCAGCGATCATCAATGGGAGCGTCGGCTGGAACATCTGGTCTCCAACGGGGGAACCGGACGGATTCAGAAAACATGACTCGCCCGCTGTTTTTACTAATTCGGACAGCGGGCGAACCCTCGGTCTGCGCCCGGTCCATCGCGGCGAGCATCTGCCGGTATTCTGGATCAGCGCAACGACCTTGCTCATATTCAATCGTAAACATATCAGCGGGGCCGTAGTATTCGACCGTGTGCGTTTCGGTATGGTGTTTCCCGTGGGTATGGCGCGGATCGTCCGCGAGGCTGTAAATATCAACCGTGAATTTCCCCGGTTCAATGGAAACGAGTTCCATTTCCCGCCACAGGTTGTCGAAATCTCGCAGGTATTCGTTGAATGCGATCCGGGTCGCAATTTCCAGGTTGTCAGCCCGAAATGCACCGCCCTCCGTCGTGAGGTCTCGGTAGAAATCCCCGCTCAAACCATGCTCTCCGATTTCCATATATTTTTTGCTCATAACGTTCTCCTCTCTGCCCGTAGGCGGTTAGTAATCGCCATCCTCTCCCGCTCCGAATCCCTGCCCAATTCCTCTGCGATAGGGTTCATTACAGGACGTATCAATTTTAGGTGTTACTGGGGTTTTAGGCCAGCAATGATCACACAGATGCAGCGGCATGTAAATTGGTTCGCGCCCGCAACGTGGGCATTCCTCCCACAACTCGCCGGTTTTTTTTGGTCCGTTTTGCACAGGCTGACCGGCGGGGCATTTGACGTGCGATGCGCCCTCGCCTTTCTCCCATTCAATCTGCTCACCGGCGGCAACATGACCGCCACATTTTGTGCATTTCCCTGGATATTTAGCCGTTATCGTCATTTCCTCACCCCCCGTTATTTTGCGGCCTCATTGCCGCTCTGTTGATTGCACTATTGCATTATCATATCATGATGTCAAGCATTATTTTTAGAGTATTTTACCGTGTAATATTATGTGGTTATAGTATAATCTGTGTTGGCACAAACATTGCTATGCAAAATAATTGGCAAAAAATCACACCCCTAAGCATCTATCGTGCCAATTAAAAATATTTATTGCCCAGGCGGACAAAATATGATATGGCATATCTAATGCTAATAGCATATATCATGCCGGGTAGGGGATACGATGATAATAGATTACGATTGCAATCAATGTGCCAAACGGCCAACCTGTAAAAAATTATGCCCTCCCATGCAGCACTATGCGGAGCAGGATCAGATCGATCCGGGGAGAGAGAGATTGCGAGCTCCGGAGATTATCGGGCGGCGAGCGCTGCCGGATATGCCCGAGGTGCGGTCAACACCTGAGATAGTGTTACAATTATATTTTGCATCCCGCCTCTCACAACAAGACATCGCCAAAACACTATATATATCAAAACAATACGTCAGCCGCATAATCCAACAATCTAAAAAAATCATTGCCCAAAACCTCAAAAAACAGCCCAAAACCGGTTGACTCTCTCCCTATATATCATTTGAGGAGGCGATAGCCTCCGATGGCCACCGGCGCCGTAGCGTAGCGTAGGCTAACAGGAGCAACACAATGCCCAGCAAATCATCAGCCAAACCACCCAGCCAAAATCGGCGAGCAACTATCGCCGCCCGCAAAATACGCAGCGATGCAGGCCGTCCCAAACTCCGGCAGCCTACCCCCAAACAGGCCGACATCATCATCACCGCATCCCAACACCCTAATCTCAGTCTGCGAGAGATAGGTGCGATTGCGGGTGCAGACCATGTCCATGTCCTCAACACACTAAAACGCTATAATATCAATAGGATAGAGACAGAGGACTATAAACAACACAGAGCTAATATACTCGCAGGCATGCAACATAGATTATTATCAAGCATAACCGACGATACAATAACAGACGCGTCACTGCTGCAGCGGCTGACTGGCACAGCGATCCTGTACGATAAGGAGCGGCTGGAGCGCGGGCAAAACGATAGTAACATCAAACCGATGATTACGATCAACATCCGGGGCGGGGGGCACGATAATGGCAATATGATCGATATTACCTCACCTCCCACGTCCGATCGTGCGATTTCCGCACAGGTGGAGGGAGATGTAATCGAGGTGCTCCCGGATGGTTAACATAATGTGGCAGGTGATGCCCTCCACCGCTGTTAAAAACATCATCTCTAATAATTACGCAGAGATACAGAGATACGCAAGTTTACATAATAGTGCTTATCCGTCGTGCCACGGATAAGTGGAGGGTAGAGGGTGTGTAGAGGGGTGATGTGGGGGTAGTAGCGGATATGAGGGGAGCGGCAGAGGCGCGGGATAGGTACCCCCTTTGGATTTTCGGTGATGGGGGGGGGTGATGCCCCCACAGCCACCCCATAGGTACCATCACCATATCTCCTTCATCTGGTTATAGTTTGCAAGGGTTATTATGTCATTAGGGAGGAAGAGGGCAGGGATTAGCGGGAATACTGGGGATGTAACCCCGAAGCCGGTTGCGTTTGATTTTGACGTTGATTTAGCTAAGTTTACGGAGCGTCAGATGGAGGCGGTACGGCATTTGGATTGGGCGTTATATAATCCGCCTGGTAAGGCCATAAAGTTTTTATTGTATGGTGGTGCGTTAGGAGGAGGGAAGAGTTATTTTCTTCGTTGGGTAGGAGTAAGGTTATTGATTAGGTGGTTTTCGGAGAAGGGGTTGAAGCATGTTACGGTGATGTTGGCATGTGAAGATTATCCTTCGTTGAAGGACAGGCAGATAAGTAAGATAGCGCGTGAGTTTCCTTCATATTTAGGGCGGATGTACACGGATCATGCTGAATATGGTCGTTGTTATGTATTAGCGCCTGAGTACGGTTCAGGGATTATATGTTTAAGGAATTTGGATGATTCTTCGAAGTATCAGTCTTCGGAATGGGCGGCTATTTTGGTGGATGAGTTAACGAAGAATGATGTTGAGACTTTCACACAGCTTCGGATGCGGTTGCGGTGGCCTGGATTGACGGATGCGGAATGTGTGTTTATAGGGGCGACGAATCCGGGAGGGTTAGGTCATAACTTTTGCAAGGCGTTATGGATGGATTCTGATTTTCCGATAGAGTTCATTAAGCCTATTGATTACCGTTCGATGTTTGCATATGTCCCGTCGAAGGCTGAGGATAACCCGCATTTAGACGCCGCATATTGGCAGATGTTAGAGACATTGCCGCCTCATTTGAGGGCTGCTTTCAAGGATGGTTCTTGGGATGTATTTGTTGGTCAGGCGTTCCAGGAATGGTCACGTTCGTATCATGTTATTGATCCGGTACCCGTTCCGTTAGTCCCGGAGGGGCGTCCGGTTTATATGACGTTTGACTGGGGTTTTGGGAAGCCGTTTTCTGTAGGTTGGTGGTTTATAGACGAGGATGGTCGGAAGATACGGTTTAATGAGTGGTATGGTTGGAATGGCACCCCCGACAGTGGGTTACGGTTGACTGATAGTGAGATTTGCGAGGGGATTATTAAACGCGAGCAGAGTATGGGTTTTATTGTTGAGCAGGGTGCTGGTTCGTCAAAGGTGATTAACCCGCAGATAACCCGTTTATGTGATCCCACTTGTTTTAATAAGAAGCCTGATTATCGCGGTGGAGGTCAAGGACCTTCCACTGCTGAAATATTTATGAATATGGGTATCCATTTAAGGCCGGGTGATCCGTCGCGTGAATTGAAGTGGCGGCAGTTTCATGAGCATTTGAGGGTTCCTCGCGATGAGGATGGCAAGGTTAATGGTCGCCCGATGTTGCAGGTTTATTCTAATTGTCAGCATTTCATTAGGACGGTTCCCGGCGTGATTGTTGATCCTAATAATATTGAAGACATTGATAGCTCCGGCGAGGATCATGTTTGTGATGAAGCTGCTCTTTTGATGATGTACCGTCCATTGACACAGTTGCCGGTTAAGGAAGATGGGGCAAGGCGTCCGCCCCGTGATATTTCTGAGGTAGCAGCGTTGGAACGGGCGGCTATATGGGATGAGGTAAGAAGAGCGGAGCAGGCGGAGGTAATGTTCTGGTGAAGATTGGCGAGGTAAAGGTTGGCGAGGATACGGCGGAGGAGAGGATAAACTACCTAAAAGATGTTTTCCTTCGTGCGCTTGATCCTGGCGAACGTCGGATGATATATTGCGCGTTTTTATTCCAGGATGATTATGAACAATGGGAGATAGATGGAGCGTTAGTTTCCATCGGTTGCGATGCTCGGAGTATGAAGTTCTTCGACGGTCACTTAGGGCGTGATTGTGGGGGGTGCGCATGAATTATTTTTGGACGATATTGCCCCTTATAGCAGTAATCGTTTATCAGGGTTGGTTAATATGGCACATTCAAGGCGTTCACGAATCGCGGGAAAGGGATTTGATGGATCGTGTCATGTCCAGGAATTATGAGACTTTTATACAGGCGGAAACAATACGCGGGCAGGCTAATAATCCTCAACCTCCGGTATATGAAGAAGAACGTGGTATCCCGATATGAAATCTGAAGAAATATTTAAATCTTCCGAAAGCCTGGAACAGTTCTGTAGCAAGGTATTTGACAGTCAGAATGATATTACCAGGATACAGAATGAGCGTATTATTTGGCGTAATCTCTTGTATTATACTGGTGAACAATACCTTGAATATTTGCGTTCTACCGGTTCTTTCCGGCGCCGGCAGAATACAGAGTTTTTACCTACCCCCGTGTCTAACGAAATAAGGGAGTTTGTGAGGTCAACCAAGGCGCTTTTATTAAATCAGAAGATGGTTCCGCGCATATGGCCTAATACGAATGAGAAGGAGGATAGGGACGCCGCGGATTTGGGGGAAAACCTTCTGACTTGGATGGATCAGAGTCATGATGGTGGTTTTTTTGACGAGGTAGAAAAGGTTTGTATCTGGCTTTGTCTATCCGGGACTGGTTTTATACGCGCCTTTCCTGATGCTGACGGTGGGCAATGGGTGACTGACGGAGAAGAAATATGGAAAACGGGGGATGTAGGAACGCGGTGCATAATTCCCTTCAATGTCCGGTTGGACACGCTTGGAGACCGTCTTGAAGATAAACGATATGTTGGTATTATGTCTCTTGAAGACCCTGAATGGGTGGAAGATACGTTTAAGACGAAAATTGAGCGTAAAAACGACGATAAGGCGTTTATTGATTACCAAAAGAGATTGACTAAACTCGTTTCCGACGTTTCCCCTTGGAAGGGGCATTCTTTGGATATGCAACGGCTTGAGTCAGAAGATGAGGATTCTGTCCTTTTCAAGGAGATAGAGTTTAAACCTACTTTTCGCAGACCGAACGGGTATTATTGCATATCATGTGGCGGCAAAATCATCTACCAACGTGATCGGATGCCGATAAAGGGGACGTCAGAGGAGTGGATGTACACCCTCACCGATTTCCATTTCAACTTTGTACCGGGTAGGTTCTGGTCTGATGCGGCGGTAAACGATCTTATTTCCCCCCAGAATACCATAAACGAAATAGACCAAGCCTTGGCAATCAATCGGCAAGGTATGGCTCGCCCGTTGGTATTTGTCCCTGGTGATGTTGGGTTAAAGAAGGTTGAAATGGGTGGGCATGGGTTCAATATGCTTTCGTATAACCCAATAATGGGGCAAAAACCACAGGTGGAGAATGGGACTCCCCTCCCGGTTCAGGTTCTTGAAGAACGTAAATTTCAGAAAGAACAGATGCAGGATTCAGGTGGAGACCCGAAGAATGTAATGCGTGGTGCGGCTCCTTCCTCTCGTTCATCGGGGGTACAACTCGATACATTGCGAGAGACGGTTGAGCGTGGCAAGGCACCAGACATTGACCGGTTTAATCGTTCGCTGACAAAGACTTACAAGAAACGCATATTACTTGCCCAGGAGATTTTCAAGGAAGAACGGATATTGAAGATGACCGGGCGGGGCAATGAGGTAAAAATAAAGAAGTTCAAATCGTCTGATTTAAGGGGGAATACCGATGTTCGTCTTGAGTTGGATTCGGGGTTAATATCAACAAAGTCAGGGCAGACTCAAGTTCTTCTTAATATGTTGCAATTCGGTGTTTTTGGAGATTTGACACAGAATCCGCAGATGAAAGAGGAAATCTTTAGGCGGTTTGGCATGGCAAGTTTTACCGATGACCAGAACCACGATATAGAACGGGCAGAGCGTGAAAACGCGGAGATTGTTAGCGGTACGGCGAGGGTTCAAATAGTTGAAAAAGGTGGAGATGGGAACGTCCAAGTTTTGCAGGAAGACCCTTTATTCAAATATGACGATCATCCCGTGCACTATGAAACGCATAAGAAGTTTTCTCTTTCTACAGAATTTGATTCTTTGCCTACTCAGTTGCAAGTTATTCTTATGGGGCATGCAGACACGCACAGGATGGAAATTGATAGTGCCAAGCCGGACATGAGGCAGTATATCCAGATTGATAAGATGTATCCGTTAATGACCCGTACAGAACAAATGCAGGTATTGACTGAAATAGGCATTACTCCTGACCCGCAAGGTGAGGTTTCCGGGTTGCCGGATGCTTCCACGGCCATGAAAACCCATCAGAATCTCATGGCGAACAAGATGAGGGAACAGAATAACGCCAAGAAAACAGATATTGAGAAAGCAAAGGTGCTTCTCGATGCGGCAGGTAAGGCTGATGAACACGACTTGCGAATAAAGGAACAAAATAATGCCATACAAACTAAAACGGGCGGGGGCGGGGTATAAAGTAATAAGTCCCAACCATCAACAAGGATTCTCTAAGAATCCCATGACCAAACGGGACGCGATGATTCAGTTATGGATTATTGAGAAGAAGACGAAAGGTAAATAGTGGATAAATACAATTCATGGATTGCAAAACTGGCAAGACCTATCGGCTGTAAAGATGAGTGGGCTATTACTTTGGGGCAGACGACTTATTATTCGTGCGATGAATCCGAGGTAACGCCCGGGTGGAGGGCGCATGAGAATCAACATAAAATGCAGTGGCGTCGTGACGGTAAGGTTAAATTTCTTTTCCGTTATCTATGGCAGGCGCTTGCAAAGGGGTATTTGCATATTGACTATGAAATAGAGGCACGACAGGCGGCTAATAAGGTGAAAAATGGATAAACTAAAGAGACTTATCGCCATATTGCAAAAACTTATGGAGAAGGAATTCTTTGGTCATGTGAACATTTCCTTTGAGAAGGGTGTAATGATGGTAATACATGTTGATGAAACTATAAAACTTTAATTACAACACGCTGTTGGAACAACCAAGGCGACTTTCCGAGAAATCGGGGTCGCCTTTTTTATTTTTGTCATTCCTTCAGGGTAGTCCTGAACGCATGAACATAAAATCATAGGAGAAAAACATAATGAATACAGCAAATATAACGGACGAAAACACGGACTCGTCCTCCGTATCCAAAGAGGCAGACGGCCAACCTCCCGTCAAAGAAACGGATGCGAAAGCGGACTCATCCACCGAAAACCAGCCCTGGCACAAAGATGAGAGACTTAAGGGGTTTCTTCAAGAGAAAAAGACGCTTGAGGCGGCGAACGCCAAACTACAAAAACTTTTGAAGGACAACGGTTTGGATGACCCGGACGATCTGGAAGATTTGGTTAAATCCGGGAAAGTTATCAAGGGGAAGATTAAAGACCTCAATTCCATTGATGACTTGATAACCAAGTCGGCAAAACTCGACTCTTATGAAGCTTATTGGGCGGAACAGAAAAAACGGGCGCAGAAGGAAACGGAAGACCCATCGGAACGGGCAGAACGATTAGAACGTGAACTTGATTTTGAACGTTCTCAGAAGAGGCAGGAACAAGAGGTTAAGAAACATCAGGAGGATATTAAGCGTTCCCTCCAAAATTACGAGTCAGAGGTGAGGACGCTTATTAACGAAGTAGATATTGCCAAGGAACACGCACCGTTCATTTTGGAACTTTTTGGGGTGAATAACCCGTCAAATGACGTGGATATTACCGACAAAAAAGCAATCAAAAAACTCGTTACGGATGGGATTAAACGGGTCGAGGCGTTCAAACAGTCGGTTATCGCTGAATATCTCACAGAAAAGAAGGGTGTTGTGAAGACCGGATCAAGTTCTGAGTCTGTCACGGGCGATAAACCAATAAGAATCGGGCTGAAAGATGCCCACAAGATAGCCAAGGAGCAGATTACTAATCTATTCCGAGGCACTGGATAAAGGAGATTAGATTATGACTACGGCTTACGCAGCAGCAGATTCCCTCGTAGAAGTTCTCAAGAATGTCTATGGGGATGGACTAAAGAATCAATTTGAAGACGAAAAATTAACTTATAACCAGTTCCCTAAGTCTGAAAAGAAGCCAGGTGGTAAGGGTTATGTTTTTGGCGCTCGTTATTCGAGAGCGCAGGGCACGGGTGGACGTGCCGAATCAGCTTATCTTCCCGACCCCCTTACCGGTGTGAAGGATCAGGGGACTATTATGCCCCGGTATCTTTATGGTTCAATAAGGATAACCGGGCCAGCCATTGAAATCGCAAAAGGGAACCAGGCCGCTTTCGTAGATGGCTTAGCGGACGAGATAGACGATATTTATCAGAGTATTGTTGTTGACCTAAACCGTCAGTGCCATTGGGACGGATTTGGTCAGATAGGCCGTTTATCGGCGGCGGTAACTTATCCTGGCGCCACCGCTTGGACGGGGACATTCGATAACGACATCGGAATTCAGTATTTCCAAGAGGGGATGCTCGTTGATTTCTACTCTTCGAGCGGCGCATCCCAGGTGTTGAACTCCGCAGCCGGAGCAATCGGATGCCGTGTGTCCACCGTTGATCCCTCGACGAAGGTTGTGTCTTTTGAGCTTGGCGCAGCGGCTTATATCACCCATCATCCAAACGCAATTACCAGCGCAACGAACGTAACGCCTATTACTCTCCCCAATGGTTGTATCGCCGTTAAGATGGGGGCGAGGGCATATACGGCGCATGCGACGTCAGCTACGCCGGTTGAAATCACTGGTCTGAAAGGGATTTATGATGACGGGACGTTACTTGATACTTTTGAAAGTATTTCCGCAGACAATATCCCTAAATGGCGAGCGAATATGCTTGGTAACTCCGGCGTCAACAGGGAGTTGAGCATAGACCTTATGCTGAATGCCGTTGATGTGACCCGTATCAGAAGTGGGAAGTCCGTTGACACAATCAGAATGGGGTTAGGGCAGCGTCGGAAATACGCCAACCTGCTCTTGCCGGATGTTCGGTTTGCGCCCGCTGTTCTTAAGGGAGGTTACGAGACGTTAACCTTCAGTGGTGGCGACGGAGCGCTTGAAATTGTCGTCGATCCGCTCACTCAACCGAATATGATCTTCTTCGAGCCGAAAGGGGTGATTCAAAAATATGAATTATCTCCGCTTGGGTGGGGAAATCTTGACGGTTCGCAGTTGCACCAAAGGTCAAATTACGACGAGTGGGATGCCTTTTTGCGAATTTATACGAATCTCGGGTGTGAACAACGTAACTGTTTGACCCTCTTGTATGACTTAGTAGAACCAGCCCTGTACTAAGGGATTAACCAGTATCCATGATGGGGCGGGAAACCGCCCCTGATTGGGGAAAACTAAAAAGGAGAAGATCCGATGATTAAGCAAAGAAATTTAGACCCAAGTTTAGTGAATTGGATAATGAACATAACCGGACTTGGTCCTGGAATTGGCAAGGTTTTCTATGTGGCGCCTGATGCAAGTTCATCTTCGCAGTATCGGGCATGGTTGCAGGCAATGGGAATCCCTGAGAGTGAAATGTTCCTTACCACTGCGGAGGCGTTTTCTGCTACCGTTAGTAATCGGAATGATATTATTCTCAAGGCTCCGGGGCTTGAAACAGTAACCGCAGAGTTGGATTGGGATAAAAACAGGGTTCACCTTATTGGTCTTGGAGGCCCCCAGCAAAAAGGTTACGAGAGTGGAACAGGTCTTACCTGCTCCACGATTGACGTGAATACCTTAATTTATAACACCGGGGTTAATAATCAATTTCATAATATCACATTGATGAATCAGGGCGCTGATGCCGACAATGTATCAGCTTTTCGAAATGCGGGTTATGGAACTCGACTTATTGGAGATCAGTTCATCGGCTGTGCTGCTGCGACTCAGATGGCAACTGCCTTGAACTGCTCACTTGCGATTGCTGCAAATGGATATTATTTCTATGCTGAGAATTGTAATTTTGGTTCAACCGACTTCGGAACCCTGGGAGCCGATACTGCTTGCGTACTTCTCTTTGAAGCGAGCGGCATGTGCTCTGATGGGAAGTTTGTAGCCTGTAATTTTGGGGCAGCGATTGACGCTACTACCAGAACACTAATCTACATTGGGACGAATGGCATTGATCGTGACTGGATTTTTGATCGCTGCGAATTTTACGCCTTCTCAACGAATCACGGTTATGTCATGGCGCAGGTAGTGACAAATCAAGCTTCATCTCCTTCCACTTATGACATGGTTTTCAAGGATTGCTGTGGCATTAACGTGACGGCCTACCGGACTGCCTCTAATGGTTGTACCTGGGCTTCGGGTGGTGGAGCGGCAGCAGCCAAAACCGGTGTGGCAATAGTAACCACATAAACTTTTAGGAGGTGCGATGCCAGAACCAGACCGTTCATTCATGCGAGACCTGAGAAATCTTGATCGCAGACTTGGAGTGAAATTTAATGGGCAGAATTTTGTCGTAACTTATGATCGCGGTTATGGAGAACCCGTCAACATTCATCGTATAAAAGCGGATGGTGGCGGGTTTCGCCAACCTGATAAGCGTGATTTAGGGATTATAAAGGGAGGTGATCTTGAAGAAGGCGACAAGATGGAAACCAGATTAAACAAATTAGCTTACGCTTCTGAAGTAATGCGGCGTACGGCCAGGGAAAAGGCTGCCGAGGAAATCCGTGCCATGACTGCGGATAATAAGAATCAACTTGCGAAAGCTGTCATGCAGGCGACGAACATGGGAAAGGGCAACTCGGCATTTCGGAGGATCCCCTATAAACCAAGTAAAAATGTAATAATGTCAGGATAATAATGGACTATACGAGATTTGAGAAACATATCGGGGAATTGAGGAAGACCGTCTATCGGGAACCGGTCATAGAATATCATGAAAAAATGATTGACTCCGCTATGGCCGCGTTCGTAAGCCGCTATCCATATAAAGATGTTTTGGATGTAGGTTTTGGGACGGGTTATTCGCTTGGCAAGTTTAAGGAACACGGTATTAAGGCCACGGGTATTACTCTTGATGATAGCGAGTTTAAAGATGCAAAATTCATCGGTTATGATGTCCATTTAATGAGCATGGAGTTCCTGGACTTCGAGGACAAGAGTTTTGACCTCATATGGTGTCGTCACGCTCTTGAACATTCAGTTATGCCGATGATTGCGCTGATGGAGTTCAAAAGGGTTTTGCGAGACGGTGGTTATATTTATATCGAAGTCCCCCAAGATGGGGGGATACATGTTGATAATCCGAATCATTATTCTATGTTAAGCGATAGATCATGGCAGGCGTTGATGAGGAAGACAGGGTTTATATTGCTTTCCCGTGGTCAGTTCGCCGTTCACCTTGATGGATGGGAAGACCTTTACTGGCATTATTGGTTGCGGAAAGAGGGTTAATGAATAAGGGAATCGTCACAATAGTTTCGGGTGATAAATATGAGCAGATATGGAAACGGGCGGAACCGTTTTTTGTCCAGTATGCTGAGAAATGTGATGCTGAACTCATCGTTTTAAAGGGTGTAGAGGGCGTGGAGTACCCTTCACCTCATTGGATAAAGTTCTCTATCTATGATCTTTTAAAGAAAGAGTTCGACCGCATTGCTTTCATCGATGCGGATATTCTCATCAGACCTGATACCCCTTCCCTTTTCGACATAGTGCCAGAAGATCAGTTTGGGATATTTAATGAAGGGGTCTATACCCCCAGGGCTATGTGCATCCATGAAGTACGCAAGGTATTCAATGTCGAGCTTCCGAGGTGGAATGGGAAAGACTACTATAACACCGGCGTAATGGTAGTGTCGAGAGAACACAGGCATATATTCAAAATTACTGACGAGATAAAACCGCTTCGTAATGCCTTTGGAGAGCAGACCTATCTCAACATGAAGATCATGGCGAATGATGTAAAAGTGTTTGATCTTCCATATCAATACAACCGGATGAGTATTCTTGACCGGATTATCGGTATTTCCCGTCTTGATTCTTATTTCGTTCATTATGCTGGGTTTGACATTCAATTCGGTGAAGGCAAAACTCTTGAGGCAATGGACAGGGACATTGAACGATGGAAACAAGATGCGCCCGTTTATGAATACAAACGCAAAATCTTTATATGGGCGTTGGGTGGCATGGGTGATTGCATCGCCGCCGAACCGACTGTTAGATACATGCGTGAAACGCTTTATCCCGAAGCGGACATGTATCTACTGACAAAGAAGTATTTCCATTGCTTCTATCAACATATCAAGGGGATTACATTTCTTGAAGAAGGTCAGATATACCCGGAAGCGATTGACGCGGTATTAGAGTTCAACACTCATCCTACAATCCATGACCCGAATAACGACTATGCAACATCTTTCGGCCATTATTGCCCACACCCGATGTTACATTCAGTGGATTGGGTTTCTATCAACTGCACGAACCGGCAGTTAACCAGAAAACAACGGCAAATAAGGATGGAGTATTCAGAGGACGATCTGAACGGGATATTGAACATTTACGAAAAACCGGAAGAACTTATTTTGATACATGCCGGAAGAGGATGGGAAACAAAAAATTTCCCCGTTGTCTGGTGGCAAGAGGTTATCAACACCCTCGACGATAAAGGTTTTAAGGTAGGTCTCATTGGCAAGGAAGTAAGCGGAGAACACGGTTATATGCCGGTTGTCTGTCCACCGCATGGAGTAGATTTCAGGGATAGGACGTCCATTATGGAGATGGCGGCGTTGATAGACCAAGCTCCGGTACTTGTCACAAATGATTCAGCCCCTATCTTCTTTTCCGGCGCCTTTGACAATTACCTTATCGCCATCCCGACGTGTAAGGAGGGGGACATGATTCTCCCTTTTCGCAAAGGGGAACAGAGTTATAAGGCTATATGCCTTGGGAAGAAACTAATCCGTGATGACGAACTTTTCAGGATACCAGACCATAACGTATGGCAAATGTCGCATATACCTAAAGGGCACACGATAGAAGAATATATCCCGGAGGCCAAAGACGTAATAAAACAGGCCATTAACTTCTTCATGCAATCCAAGAAATTGATTTGCATGGACAAACATAAGGAGGCAGTAAATGGGTGACACACCTTTTAACATCGAGATGACAACGGTAGGCATGGTTCTCTATAACCCGACTAATGAAGACCTTGAAATGCAGTATGCCGGTATTTCCATTGGATTACCCGCAGGTCAGAAACAGGCTTTTGCCATTAAATGCGCGTCCCATCTGCTGAACGCATACGGGCAACGTGGTCTTTGCTCTCTTATGCACGGGGCGGATGAAGATAGGGTTGGCAGGGCGGGTATCCAACGCAATTACGAATTTAAGAAGAGGCAGATTGTAGAATATAACCAGAGGAACGAAGCCCGGAAAGCGATGAAGTTGGGGTATCTGCCACCTACGGAGCAGTTGAAGGCATACGCCATTGAACTTGGTATTGGGTTGTTAGAACCTTATACGGTTAGGGACGAGGAACGGGGGGTATTATCTACTCTACAACAGGAGAACATCGCATTGAAGGGGCAACTTTCCGACCTTATGGGGAAATTCAACGAACTTATGGAACAGATAAAGAAGCATGACAAGAATCCAGTCCAATATAAAACCATCGAAAAAACGGGGGCGTAAATAGTGGATTATTTAAACTGTTGGGAACTTCTAAACCAGGTGAGGTATGGCATAAATGAGCAGAGCACCGCCCTCGTTAATGGTACCGATACTTCGGGAAAGTTTCAGAACTCGGAGCTGATACGTCATATCAATAATGCTCAATATTACCTTTGGAACATCCTGTTTAAGCAATTCCCGGAGTATTTTCTTACTTCTGCATCTCTATCTATCGCCAGTTCCGTAGCATCGTTGCCTTCTGATTGCTTCAAGATTCGGGACATACGCGACCCGGACGGATACCCTATATCACCTATCAATATGGGATATAGGCATATTGCAAACGGGTATGGTTCGGAACACGCATATTATCGTTATGGGAATAGTATCAGGATAGATGCTGATGATGTTACGGAGACGGCTACACTTTGGTATTATTCCCGTTGCCGTGAATTGGATACTGGTGTGACTTCGGCAGGCGGTGCAGCTTCTGCTACTCTTGCCACTACCGCTAAAGCTATTGCCGATTACTACAACGGTATGAAGATAGAGAATATCACCGATTCGACCAACGACACGATAACCGACTATTCGGCGGCAAGGGTGGCGACGGTAAGCAATACATGGGCGTCCTCTAAGTATTACGGGATTGTTTCTGACTTGCCGGAGTCGTTTCATCCTCTCATCGCTGCGAGGGCAATTATTACCATGAAACAATCTCCACGAGTTCCCGAACCGTTAACGGCGGCGGACTTATCCGTTTTCAACCAAGAACTTCAAGCAGCTATGCAGTCTTTCGCCGGTAGTTTCGACGGCGATAGTGATATTGACGGTTTATTTAACGATTTTTCACCGATGTTTTAAGGGTTACAAATGGCGCAGAAGAAAGTAGCAACAAAGACAATCCCCTTCCAGGGTGGCGTTATAACTGACCAGGAAGTATCTCTTATCCCCTCTGGTGGTTATTCGGCCATACAGAATATGAGGATGCGGCACCCTGGGTTCGAGAAGCGAACCGGTTGCCGTAAACTTCACACAACGGCGGATTCTACCAACGAGGTAGTATCTCTGTTCCAATTCTCGAAAGGGAAGACAACGGAACGCCATTTCTATGCTCAGATGGGGGATGGTGATGTTCTTGAAGCAACAGCGAACCCTCCTTCCGTGACTACGGGCGCCTTCGGTTCTGAAGTCTTTAGTGGTTCTTCCGGGCAGGTACCGGCTGCATGGTCTGTTTTGGATGATAAACTCGTTTATTCTAACGGTGTTGACCAGCATCAGATTTATCCTGGCACAGACCCTTATGTTAAACAAGTCGTACTCGTTGATACCACTTCTGCCCTAACAGCTATCCCCGATGTCGGCACGGATTATACCGAACAAGCCACTGATGGGCTGGCCGCTACGACCATCCCCCTTGATAACTTCCTTGTTTCAGGAACTACAGCGGCGGTATTTACCGATGATGTGGATACCTTATCAACTACTGGAACTGCCGTATTCACTGATGATGTGGACACATTATCTACCACTCCGACTGCCATTTTTACAGATACATGCGAAAACACAACAAATTGGATTGCCAAAGAACTTGCAGAACTCACAGTTGAAGCGGGAGGGCAATCCGGGAATTGTATAATGGTTACAGGTGGTGCGATGTACCACGATGCAACGACTGTTGTGGGCAAAACGTATACGTTCGACTTTTATTTTAAAAAGGGAACTGTTTATGCCCGAATCGATATAGGGACAACATCAGATGATGATAGTATTTATGACACTTACTCTCTCAATGATGATATTTGGGGTGCGCACTCACTATTATTTATTGCAACGGAGACTACTACCAGAATAACATTTAAAAACGCAAATTCTTCTTCGCCAACTAATTTCCTTGTCGATACAATAAATTTATCTGTTTACGACGATACTGATTGGTCTCCGGTAATCTCTGCTATCATCCCCGTTTCCGGTGGGCAAACAACCAACGGGTTGCAACTTACCAATACCACTGCCGCCGCAGGTTACGCATACCACGATGTAACAACAATAACTGGTTGCGCTTATACTCTTGATTATTATTTTAAGAAAGGTACATCTGCTTCCGGCCATGTCCTGATTGGGATAACCACGGACACGGATAGTTTATATGACTCAGGCGCCCTTTCTGATGCAGATTGGACGGCACATACAAAAACTTTCATAGCAACCGCAACAACAACAAGGATAACACTGAAGAATACCAGTACTACGTTGTTACAGACTTCCTTATTTGATACGATAATATTACGAGTGTGGGATGAAACCGACTGGACGGTTTCCAATTCTGCAATCATTCCACTTACAGGCGGGCAAGCGACAAATTGTTTAGACCTAACCAATACCACTGCCGCCGCAGGTTACGCATACCACAATGTAACAACAATAACTGGTTGCGCTTATACTCTTGATTATTATTTTAAGAAAGGTACATCTGCTTCCGGCCATGTCCTGATTGGGATAACCACGGACACGGATAGTTTATATGACTCAGGCGCCCTTTCTGATGCAGATTGGACGGCACATACAAAAACTTTCATAGCAACCGCAACAACAACAAGGATAACACTGAAGAATACCAGTGCTACATCTCAAGAGACTTCTCTATTCGATGGCATAGTATTAAATCGGGTATATTATGATTATGTTTATATAAAGACGGACATTCCCGCCACTTCATTGAAATTTACGGTGAGTCTGCCGAACAGTTCCGCCGCTGTCGCCTTACTCGAATACTGGAACGGAAGTACCTTCTACACTACGGCGATGACGGATGGGACGATTGCCTCTGCTGGCAAAACACTTGGGCAAACAGGTTCAATGTCTTGGACGCAACCGGCAGACGAACAGCCTTCATATTTCTTTGATTCATCCGGGTTCTGGTATCGCTTATCCCTTTCTTCCGGTGCGCTTGATTCCGAAGTGGAAGTATCTGCGATTCAATATAATACCACATGGCAATCGATAAAGAATGTATGGAATGGAGTTCCGACAACCCCCGTAGAGATTTCGTTTTACGACCAGTCAGCAACAACATATCGCATTTATGCCTATGACGCAATTACGTTGGGAGCAACAACTTCTTCAGATATTGTTTATATCAACTCTTCAGACCCGATATGTGGGTTCTACATTGATATGGGGGTAACTCCCAACACAACTGCATCCACGGCAATAAATGCCGTGAATTATTTCAATGGCACAAATATGGTGTCAGTGGGAACGGTATATGACGGGACGGACGGTTTGAGCAAATCAGGATGGGTTACTTTCCCGCGCCAGACGGATGTGAAACAACGGCAATTCGATGACGCGAAATATTTCTCCTATTGGTATTCATTTACCGTCGATAAGACCTTGAGTGCAACGATTACGGCAGCAATAACCTTGATGCCTTATTTCGCCATAGGGGATTTGGGGAGTGTCGGAACTTATAATTGTTCATGGCAGGATAGGATGCTTTACGTTTTTGACCGTTTCCCTACCGATATTATTGTATCATACAAACATCAACCGCTGGTATTGAACGGGGAAGATTCCACTTTTCTTGAGAGACCGTCAGATGGAAGAGCGAATAAAATCATTTGCATGAAACGAATTTATAATAACCTTCTGGTATGGCAAGAGGAAAAGGGTTCAAGCGGGGGTACTATAACCCTATATAGTGGAGATTCACCTACCACCTTCGCCAAGAAGACCATCTCCACACATTACGGGACATTTAGCGCGAAGAGTGCAACCGTCGTTGAAGGTATTCGTATGAATATCAACCTCGACTCTGACCCCCCTGTTTCTGTCGCGTTTTTCTTGTCGCATTACGGCGTCTTCATGTGCGACGAAGACACTATAAAGTGTATAAGCAACCAACAGAATTCATCAATCCAAAATTACTTCGACCCGACAAAATCCGAGTGTATCCGTAGTGGGTATGAATCGAAGATGTGGCTTGCCTATGATCCGGTGTACCACTGTATAAGAATAGGTCTTGTTTCCGGTTCCTCCGCTACCCTACCTAATATCTTCCCTGTATATGACATTAGAGATAAAGCATGGTCTTTCGATTCTCTCGCCCAAGAGTTTTCATGCCTCATAGACTGCGAGGCCGCTTCTGGTTCTGTTACTTCGGTTCAATGTGCCGGTGGTATTGACGATGGGCAGGTCTATCAAACAAATTATGGGACAGATGATATTTCCACTGCCATAGACGCTTATGCGACAATGGAAGTTGACGCAGACGGGAAATATTTTAATCTTGACGAATTGACTTTAAGAATGAAAGTCCAATCGGCAGGGAGCTGCACAGTGACGCCTTATCTAAACGGTATTGCACAGACAGCGAAAACTCTTTCCATGACTGCCGAAGTTGCAAACCAGGTTAGCCGCCGTCATGTAGTGTCCACTAATCTTGTTTCAGATCATGTTAGTTTGAAATTTCAAAATGCGACAGCGGCGCAAAGTATTTACTTGAAAGACGTCGGGGTAGAGATATTAGAGTTTGAGAATCAATAAGGAGCGAGGAGGTTTCCTATGCCAGTAGGTCCTTACCAACAGTTAATAACATCGAATGATCCGGCTGGATCGAACCAGAATTACGCGAATTACACACCCGCACCTTTGCAATTAAAAACAATCGATGACGCCTCCGTGGACAAAGAGGCTCAGGTTCAGGCCGCTCCAATGTATTCAAAGTTACGCAGGGCGTTGATGCACGTCTCAACGGTTGCGGCCAACGAGGATAACCCTGCCATTAAGAGAGAGATGCTTCGTTCTGCGATGGAGGGCATAGGCGCCGGTTTTTCTGACGCATCCCTCGCAGCGCACAAGGCAGCTTTGGCGAAAGAAGAGAAGAATGTCGATTCTCAGAATCAGGGATTATTAGCCACATACCAGGCCGAAACAACCAGAGGACTTCAAGCCAATAAGATAGCCGCTGATGAAAGATTGCAGACGCTTACTTTAGCAGAAGCACGGGCGGCGCAAGAGAGAGGGATAACCGCAGAACAGGCATTAGAGGAAAAGAGGGAGGCGGCGGCTAAACTGTTACAAGAAACTTCGATAGCTTCTCAAGAGAAGATGCAGGGATTAACTATCGCAGAGCAGCAGAGAGCGCAAGAGAGAGGGATAACCGCAGAACAGGCATTAGAAGCAAAACGGATTCAGGCTCAATCTGAATTACAGAAAGAATCGCTCTCCACTCAATATAACTTGCAGAAGGCTTCAATCGCATCTCAAGAGAAGATGCAACAATCGGGTTTTGCTTATAGCCAGAAACTACAAAAGCAGACAGTGGCAGGGGATATAGTCAAAGAAATATTACAGGCGAGCGGCGGCACTCTTTCAGCATCAGAAATAAACAAACAAACTAATACCTGGATGGCTGCTTATAACAATGCTTTAAACAATTTTTATTCATTGAATTATGGTTAAGGAGATACCGTCATGATAAATTCTAAAGCGATAGTTGGCCCTGACCCTGGGTGGGTTGGCAATGCGATGGATCCACAACCATATTATTCGGAAACGAACTCACAAAATGGCTCTTATGGCATTACCAAAGGTAACCCTGTCCATCTCGGTATTTATAAAAATGAAAATCCGACAGTTAGTGCAGAGAGAACAAATTTACTAATGAGGTTGAGTAAGAAAGACCCGAATTTCGCTGGTAGAATAGTCCAGTTAATCGGTCTTGTGCAAGCATCTCCCATGTTTAGTAGAGCATTAGGCGGCGGTGATGTGTTGCGGATGGCACAGGAACAATACCTTAAAGAAAGAGGGTTTTAATATGGGTAGCGTACTTTATACAAATAGGCCGGAAGCGGCGGCAGAATGGGATGGAGTATCCCAATATCTTTCTCCTGAAGTAATGGATCAATTCGCCGCCTCACAAGATAAGATAAACAGTGACTATGCCCCAACCCCCATCGAAAAGGTGCCTTATGAATATGGTGGGTTTACCTTCCCAGGCGGGAAGCCTCCCGACAGGCCACCGGAGCAGGAACTTCCTAAACTATACAAGGCAACCGTGAACCCTTCCGATAATTCGCCTACGATTCCCGGCCCCCCGCCTGGCGAGCCTGGGTTTGAAGACACTACAAGGGGAAAGTTTATCGAACACGCTATCAAGACCATAGGATTTGACCCACTGAGTCTAAACCCGCAGCAACAGGCATGGCAAGAAGTAACGGCTAAATATGGGGGGAGCGGGGACACTCTACCCGGACCTGCTTATACCATATATGAAGGCCGTGCCAAAGAATTGACAGAGAAAAAGCAAAATGGGCTTATGCAGTTAGAGTTTATGGTAAAAATGTTCGACAAAGATATGGGATGGGAGAATGTCTCAAAGGGCGGGGCGTTGGTACAACCAGGAACAGGCAAGATGATTCAGAACCCAGAAATAAGGGAATATAAGACCCCTGACGACACGCAGCTCACTATTGGAGCCTTGACGCAGAAACTTGGGCGCACACCTACATCGCAGGAAGTGCTTGATGCGAAAGAAGCAAGCGCGATTAAAATCGCAGGAGCTAAGGCAAGTTCGACGGAGAAGGGAAGGCAGGAAGCTCAGGCGGGTGTCCTATCCCCTGAAGCAATCCAGGTTGAAGGCATAAAATTCGCCACAACAGGTAAAATGCCTGCAATGGGTATGGGGGGAGGGTTAACTGTAAGGGCGTCTATTATGAATGCGGGGGCAAAATATCTTATTGAAAATGGCGTTGACCCAAAGACTGTCCCGGCCATGCAAGCAGAATATAACGCCACAAATCAGGCTTATGCTTCGGTAAAGAAGGGCGCGGAGCAGATAAAAGGTTTTGAGCAAGGGCTGATTAAAAACGCCGATTACGCTTTGGAACTTTCACAAAAAATATTTAGAACGGGCGTTATACCCGCCAATGAAGTTATTAACTATTTGAAAACGAAAACAGGCGACCCCGGCATTGTCAAGTTTGGAGCGGCTCTTTACGCGGCTGCAATGGAATATGAAAAAGTAAGGACTGCCGGGACGGGTGTTACATCTGCCGAACTCTCTATCGGGGCGCAGAAAAAGGCCGAGGAGATAATGAACAAGGCTATGACGCATGAGCAGTTATCCGGGATAGTAGATGCGATGAAGGTTGATACCAGTAATATAACAGACGGTAGACAGGCAACTTTAACTAATATGAGTAATGAGATGGGAACTCTCGCGCAGGTATTTGGTAGGCGGGGGGAGACTCCTCCCTTAAATAAGAAAAGTCCTGAATTTGATAGATTAAAACGGCAAAATCCGACAAAAACAGATGCGGAAATAAGATCATACATGCTTTATAAAGGGATACGATAATGGGGGATCAACACACATTTAATGACTTTGTGGATATTCCTGAATCCGGATTTAATGACTTTGTGGATATGCCTGAACAACCACAAGTTACCCCAAAAGCAAGCGGCGGTTTCTTCAGCAATGTTTTGGGAGACCTCAAAAAACGGTTATCAAATATCTACACTGAAGGAATGACCCCCATCAAGGAGAATGTTTTAACGGAAGCACCGCAAAAGATATTGCGGATGGCCGGTGAGGTGGGTGGGTTTGGATACGACATTTTAAATGAAGGTGCGAAAGGTATCTATAACACCCTGACATCTGACCTTACAAAGCAAACCTTGGCAGAAACGGGTGACTATTGGAAAGACGCTCCCATAATCAGGGAACAGATTGAAACGGCAAAAGGGATAGGATCTGCATATCGGAGAGCAAAAGAAATCTCCCCTGAAAGTATGAAGAACATAGAGGCTGGTATCAATTTGACTGGTCTGCCTATATTAAAGGGTATCGGCACGGTGGGAATGGCAGCAGGGAAAGAAGGCATAGGCGTAGCCGAAGATTTATGGAAAATGTCGAGAGAACTTACACCGGGGGGCGCAGAAAAAGAATTAGATAAAGTAATAACCAAAGGAATCGAAAAAGGTATCAGACCGACTGTTGTGGGGAAAAAGAATATCGGTCAGATTAAACAATACGCGGAAAGAGCAAAGACGGCAGTTAAGGAAATCATCGGCTGCAAAGATGATCTTGCCCTTACTGATATTGAGGGAAATGTAGTTAAGGGGAAATTGCCTCAATCCCTGAAACAATTTTCGGAAGCGATAGACCAAACAAAAAAAGGTATATTCAGACAATATGATGATTTGACAAAAGTGGCTGGGGAACAGGGGGCTACTGTCAACCTTAAACCGGCGATTAAAGAACTTGAAGATATTGCCGGAAAATCAACACTCCAAGACTTGAACCCTGAAGTTGTAAAATATGCTGAAACAAGGGCTACGGCTTTAACAGAACGTGGATCATATACCACAGAAGAAGCACAAGACGCGATTACTCAACTCAATAAAAGTCTTGAAGCGTATTACAAAAACCCTTCTTATGAAAATGCAACCAAAGCCGGGGTAGACGCCGTTCTTGCGAATAATATCAGGAAGTCTTTAGACGCCGTTATTGAGAATGCCACTGGCGGTGGGTATCAAGAACTGAAGAATTCTTATGGTGCGTTAAAAACGATTGAGAAGGAAGTAGCACATAGGGCAATCGTGGACGCCAGAAAAAATATAAAAGGGTTGGTTGATTTCACGGATATTTATACTTCAGGAGAATTGGTTGCTGGAATTTTAACCTTGAATCCGGGGATGGTTGTTAAGGGTACTATGTGGAAAGGTGTCCAGCAATATATCAAGGCAATAAATAATCCGAACCGCATTATCAAGAATATGTTTTCGGATGCGGAGAATATAATAAAACGTAGGACTGCTCCGGTTACGGGTGTAGGTATCCCTCCCGAACCTCCACCAATAACACCTGGGAATATACCGGAGGAACCGTTCTTCTAAAAAGACAATAACATAAAAGCTGTCGGAACAACCGAGGCGCACTTCATCGAAAGATGGTGCGCCTTTTTTATTTCAAAGGAGGACACGCAATGGCAAGTAAAATTTCAGTGGAGAAAATATTAACCCTCTCGTCAATGGCTCAGGCTGATACTCATTACTCATCTAAAGTAGATTTTAGAGGATGCGCGGGTAATGCTGCTCTTTATATTGTCAGCACTGCTGGTAGCATCACAATAACACAGCAATGCTCCTATGATGGGACGAATTTCTTTGATCCCGTAAATACATCGGGTACTGCATCGGGCACGGTCGCGACGGCTCTTACCGTTACTACAGGTACTTATGTGGGATTTAGCCCGGTTCTTGCCCCCCATGTAAGATTCAAGGTTGTTGAGAACAATACGGCGGCCACTATTGTCACGTTGGTATTGATGTTCAGAACGGAGGTATAATTATGGGTTTCAATGAAGGGCAAAACACGCCGCCAGTGGATACTGAGCAGGTAAGGATTAAAAGAATTGTAGAAGTCCCTGACTTTAAAGATGTGCCGACTCCGAGGGCAGCATTTTATGACGTGCCTACCCCGCGAGCAAAATTTGAAGACGAGATTATAAAACGGCCTATTTTTGAGAATGAAACCATAAAGGTTCAGAATGTAACCGTAGAGGAAGTAAAAAAGACTGTTGAAGTCCCTGATTATAAGAAGAAGGTTTATGAGATACCGGAGATTGAGTATGTCAAGAAGACTTATGAAATACCGGTGACTAAATTCGTCCCGTCCGACATTCTCACGGTTTCAAAAAATGATATTGCAGAGATAAATAATACTATTGAAGAACTTAAACGATTCATTAAGAAACTTACGGGATATGTGGCTGGTCTTGAAATGCCGGTCATAAAAGAGAGGGAGGTAATAGCCGATAAGTTAAGGCTTAGGGATGTACCTGTTGATGTTATCAAACCGCATTATAAGTGCCAGCAATGCGGTTACGAAATATAGGGTGATGATATGGCCTTTGCAGAGGGATCACATCAAGTTGAAATAGTCGGCGGCCCCCTTTCCTATTATTTGGAATATACGACGACTAATCTTTATGTGGAGAGCGTCTTTGGGGCGAACCTACATACCATAAAATTAGCGAACGATTCCACAACTGATACCGAGATCGTTTCCGTATCTTTTGACGGTGCTACCTTGAACGGGACATTGAAGGCCGGTGAGTCCATAACATTGAACTCTAAATCACGGGCGGGGGTTTACCTGAAGGGTACTGCCGGAGGTGATAAGGTGAGGATATACGGATGGTAATGAAAATCCACATCAACACCAGCAATGAGGAGAGATGCCAGAAATAACAAGTAGCGGCGCAGTTAACCGCCATATAACCGAATATCTGACGACCGATAAGCGGGTGAAGCAATACAGGTGCAAGACGCTTCAGAACCCGGATTATTACTATGACGGTTCTGTTTTCGGGGCTGTTGATGTTGCCCATAAATTGGATACTTCCACGGTTCAGGCAGGTAGTATCTGGCTGCGTGACAAGGCGATTGTTTCAGTAGGCACGAAGCAGGCCGATGACGCTTATAAGATAGTTGGCCTACGTCCTGACGAGAATCAAAGCGGGTCTGAATCCTTCGAAATCTCCATTGAGAGTATTGAAATTAACGGCAAGCCTCAGACGATTAATCTTCGCGACCGGATGGAAGTCTCTTCGATCACCACGAAGTTCGGTGACAATCTCTATGTGCAGAGGGCACGTCAAAGGTGCAGGGTGATGGTAGAGGCCACTAACGCCGATGAAGGGTTTAAGATTGCTTTACGTCTGCACCTGAAAGGGCTGACCGTTAAATATCGTGATGACCTTGATGAATACTGGATGTTCAATGACAAGGGTGAGTTCCGTTTCCGACTTGGTAAGCCCTACCTTGTTGACCCTGCCACGATGAACCCGATACACGGTGAATTAGGCAATCCATATCCGCAGTTAGTAAAACATTCCCTAACCGAAATCGGCAAGGGCGAATATCTTTATGCCAAGGAACCAACTGGGGCGTTTGGTAAAGTTAAACTTCCTGACAGGTTCCTGATTGATGCTGATACGGTTTATTCCAGTACGGCGGATGGTTGGGTTCAGTATGCAGGGGGGGATTGGACTACCGCACAGGCGGCTACAGTTGGCACCAGTGTCAAGGATAATTCAAGTTATGATACAGCTTTTGCGGCGTGGGGAGGGGCGTCTCCTATTATTGATAGATCATTTTTCTATTTTGATACACATCTGGAAATTGGGACAATAACGGTTGCAAGTGCGTTGATCTATGGTTATAGTTGGGACTCATCAACTGTTTGTTTGATGCTTGGGACGCAGGCCGATACACTTGTTAAAGATGATTATGACGCATTTACTGGAAATTATTTTGGATTAAAAACTCCGTGGAGTACAAGCGGATACAATACAATATCATTCAATGCAGAAGGGTTAGCGGGGATAAATCAAACTGGCATAACAAAGATATGTGGAAGGGATTATGTTTATGATTATCTGAACTCAGACCCAGGTTCGACACTTTATCGTTGTGGATGTTATTATGCTAATCAATCTGGTACTGATTATGAC